CCCCAAAGGGTTCTTTAATTGTTAATACTTCTGACTTACCAACAGACAATGACTTCTTTGATGCTTGGGAACTAGCAGACGGAGTAGTTACTGTTAGCCTAGCTAAAGCTAAAGAAATTACTAAAAAGCGTCTAAGAGCCGAAAGAGAACCTTTGCTTGCCGCACAAGATGTTCTATTTCAAAGAGCACAAGAAGCTAATGCTGACACTACTGCAATCGTGGCTGAAAAACAAAGATTGCGTGATGTAACCTCTTTAGCAGATGCCGAAACAACTTTAGAAGGCTTACGAGCCATTGAGGTGTAATCATGGCAATGACACTATCAGGCACTACTGGCATAACTCAGCCAACTGCTGCTGCTCCAGCGTTTAGTGCTTATTTATCAGCTAATCAATCAGTTTCTAGTGGTGTATTTACAAAAGTTCAATGCAATACTGAAGAATTTGATACTGCTTCTGCATACGATAATGTTACAAATTATCGTTTTACTCCATTATCTGCTGGATATTATCAAGTTAATGCAAGAATAGATTGTGGTACAAGTTCAATATCAAATGCCATTATTTCTATTTATAAAAATGGTTCTGAATTTAAGCGTGGTAATCAAGTTACTGCAACAAGTGGTGAAATAGGTATAGTTGTATCTTCTATTATTTATCTTAATGGTTCTACAGATTATATTGAATTATATGGAACTGTTACTGGAACTACTCCTTTATTTTATGGCGTTAATATACACACTACTTATTTCCAAGCGTCAATGGCAAGAAGCGCATGATGCTGGCTCAATTAACATTCTTTACGAGTAAACTATGACAGCCGTATACACCCAATCTCGTGACAAAGTTATCCAAGGTGCCTTGCGTGTATTAGGCGTAATTGGTGCTGGCGATGAACCCACTCCTTCTGACTATGACAATTGTTCACAAGCTCTTAATCTGTATATCAAGCAGTTACAGACTAAAGGTATGCCATTATGGAAAGTAGAAGACCTACAAGTTCCTATGGTAATTGGACAGAATACTTATAACCTTGGCCCAACAGGTGATGTAGTTTGTACTCGCCCTTTGAGGGTGGTTATGGCGTTTATTCGCAACCCATCTAACCAAGATACAACCTTACAAGTCATTTCTCGCCAAGAGTATATGCAACAAGGTTATAAGCCTTCTTCTGGCATTCCTAACCAAGTCTACTATGACCCACAGTTAGGTAATGGTGTGTTGTATGTGTATGACACCCCGTCCGCAACAGGATATACAATTCATCTACAAGTTCAATTACCAATAGATGATGTGCTAACTCCGACACAAACCCTAGACTTTCCTTCTGAGTGGTTTAACCTTCTTAAATTTGGATTGGCAGACCAACTAGCCTTAGAGTATGGAGTTCCTGCACAAGTACGTGCCGAACTAGCTCAACGTGCTATGAAATTAGAAGAAGTGATGACTGATTGGAGTCAAGAAGAAGCTAGTACCTCATTTCAACCTTCTAACCGTTACTACGGCTAATTATGGCAGTTTCTAGAATCCCATGCGGTCATAATATAGGCTCAAGGGACGGAACCCTCACCAAGGATTCAAAGGTCGGTAATGCCATTATTGAGATAGAAAAGAAAGAATCTACCTCAATTGTCAAACGACCTGGTCTTAAAACTTATTCAACACCACCAACTTCGGGAGCAGGACTTGGTATCTTTGCCGCTGGTAGTCACTTACTTAGCATTGTTGGAACTACATTCTATGACAACAATGTATCTAAAGGAACTGTGGATGGCACCGATTCGTATGACTTCGTATTTTCGGTAGACCAAACTCAAGTATTTTTTAAAAATAAGAATCATGGATATGTCTATGTTCTAGCATCAGGCACCATTATTGACCTTGCTGGCACCATTACAACGCAAGCAGGTACAACTGGTACCGGTAGTCCTACAGTAACATTATCTGCATCCAACGCATTAATTCAAGTTGGTCAGGTGGTGTCAGGTACAGGTATTCAAGCTGGCACTTATGTTTTAACTGTATTTGGTACTACTCTTACTTTAAGTCAAAATGCTACAGCTAATGGAACCCCTACTCTTACCTTTACTACTTCTTATCCTGCTGTTACTGTTACAGGTGCGGTGTTTGTGGATGGATATTATGTCGTTGGGACTCCTTCTGGGTTACTTTATAATTCAAACGTAGAAGACCCTACAACATGGCAAGCAATTAACTACATTGGAGTAGTATCCGATGCAGACCAACTTGTAGCTATTGGACGGACAATTAACTATATCTGTGCCTTTGGTACTCAAACAATTGAGTTCTTCTATGATGCAGGTACATCTCCAGGCAGTCCATTCTTACCCTATCAGAACGCTGTAATCCAGTTTGGAGCCGCAGCAACCCATTCCCTAGTCCAAATGGATAACACCCTTATTTGGATGTCTACTGCAAGACAAAAGGGCTTTCAAGTAATGGCTATGTCGGGGCAATCGCCTCAAATTATTTCTAACCAATACATTGAGCGTATCCTAAACCTATGTAATCCTGACCTAGCCTATGCCTTTAGTATTAAGATTTCAGGACATTCTCTATACGTATTAACCCTGAGAGACTTAGGGTATACCCTAGTATATGACTTTGCACAGTCAGGGTGGACATATTGGAGTTCTGTAGAAAACAATGTGGAATCCTATTTCCAAGGCCAGTTCTACACAAAATACAATAACCTAGACTTACTACAGCACGTGAATGTCGGTGAAATCTATCAGTTTGACCCTAACACCTACCAAGACTATGGTAACCCTATAAACGTCTTTGCAAGGACTCCCTTGATTGATGGTGGCACTAATTTACGTAAGTTTTGGAAACAAGTCCAAGTAGTCGGAGATAAAGTTGATTCCTACGCTTTATTGAGATATACCAGTGATGACTACCAAACCTTTTCTGCATGGCAGAACGTTAATCTAAATACCGCTAAATCTGAAGTAAATAGACTAGGACAAGGGCGTAGACGGGCATTTGACCTATTGCATTCTGACAATGTTCCCCTTAGACTAGAGTATTTCGAAGTTGACGTTGAATCGGGGGATACGTGATTGAATATAAAGAAGAGCAGTTTAATGATGTTATTGATGAAATTAAACCGCTATTAGATGACCATTATGAGGAAATAGCATTAAACAAAGACGCTATTAAGCTAAATCCTGATTATGGGCTTTACAAGAGTCTGTGTAATTCAGGTGTAATGCGGGTAATTACAGCCCGTGCCGATGGCAAATTAATAGGCTATTGCGTCTGTATTATTAAGTATCATTTGCATTATAAAGATAGTTTAACCGCCTTTAATGATATATTTTATATAACAAAAGATTATCGAAAAGGCTTGACTGGTGTAAAATTGTTCATCAAGACCGAGGAAATCCTAAAGAAATATGGTGTCCAACGGGTTTCAATGAACACTAAAGTACACCACGATGTTGGAGCAATTTTTGACCGTTTAGGATATACAGAAACTGAACGAGTGTTCACTAAGATGATTGGATAAGATATGGGATTTACAGCAGCAGCAATTGTAGGTGAAACAATACTAGATGCAGGAGTAGTAGCCGCAGCAGACGCTACAGCAGCTGGATTAGGATTTAGTTCTGCAGCAGAAGCTATAGGTGCTGGTGTTGTAGACGCAGCCACATTAGGATTGCCTGAAGCCACGACAATAGCCGATTTAGGTGCCGTTGAAGGTTCTGCCTCGGCAGGATTTGTCAGCAGTGGTGCAGCCCCAGGTGTAGCTGGAGGTGTCGGTGCAGATTTAGGAACTATGGGTGGTGCTGTATCCCCTGCAGCTGCTAAAACTCCAGAAGCATTAGCTACTAAACTCGGTTTTTCTGACCCTATTGCCGCTATTGCTGGTGGTGTAAACCCTGCAGATTTGGGAATGGTTCAGTCTGGTGCTGGTGGACTTGCTGACCTTGCTGGATACGCTAAAACAGGTGCTCAACTTATTGGTGGTGTAGGACAACTAGCTGGTGGTATTGCAGGATTGCAACGCTCAGGACAGTTACAAGGACGTGCTGACCCTATGGGTGCTTATAGACCAGGTTATGCCGCACAATTACAAAATTTAATGCAAGACCCAAGCACAATTACATCTACACCAGGTTATCAATTTGGTTTGGCAAACTATATGCAACAATTGCAAGCCAAACAAGCGGCTCAAGGTAGCCTAGTTGGTGGTGGTGCATTAGTACAAGCTGGTCAAATGGGACAACAATATGCTACAAGTCAATTAGGGCAACAACAACAATTATTGGCTCAATTAGCAGGTGCAGGACAATCTCCTGCTTACGGAACACAAACTGCAGCTAACGTTGGTGGTACGGGTGCTCAAAGTATCTTTGCTGGAGCAGCTAACGTATTAGACCCATTAGCAACTTTGTATACAAAATATAATCAACCATCTCCTTCGGTAGCCTAGGATAAATTATGGCATTAGCAGATACACAACTATATCAATTAGGTGGTTTTGACCCATATACCACTATGGTGCAAGCTCCTATGCAACGTAAGCAAGCTGAAATAAAAGCTATGCAAACCGAGCAAGCATATAAAGAAGCACAGGCTGAACAAGCACAACAAGCGTTGCCTCAAATGGCTGGACAAGCAGGTCAAGCTCCTTTAGCGGGTATGGCTAAGAGTATGTTGCCACCTACTTATAAATTGGCTACAGAAGATGGCATTCCTACTGCCGCAGGTCTTTTCAATCAACAAACAGTAAATTCACAACAGGATTTATCTGCTTCCCAAAAAATTATGCAACAAGCAAGGTTTATGGAGCCTGGTTCAAAAGAACAAATTAATGCAATTTCTGAAGCAAGACGTTTGCAGACTACTGCTACTCAAAACATGAGTAATGCAAAAAAAGAATATCAAAGGTCTATGGATGATGCTCTTGAATCTGTTTACAACGCAAATAGTCAATCAGATTATGACAAAAGAGTAAAAGATGCTTTGGAAAGAACGGGAATTCCAGCACCTAAAAATCTACCGGAAGTATGGTCACCTGCAATAAAAGAAAAAATATTAAGCCAAATGTCTCCAGAAGCCCGTAACAAGGTTGAAAAAGAAGACCGTGCAAGACGTGATGAAATCCGTAAAGAAAAGTCTGCAGAGTTGCGTGACCAACACATGGTTGCATTACTACGTGATAAGGCAGGTGGTGGTAAAGAGACCCCTGCACAAAGTCGTATTGTTCAAGCATTAACTCAAACTTCTGATGCATTAGAAAACGTTGCTAGATTGCCAATTACAACTACTGGCCCAATGTTCCAACAAAAACAATTTAATAGTTTATATACCGCACCTTTATCAGCATTAAATCAAGAGTTGTCTGACGAAACATCACAGATGTTACAAACTCGTATGACAGGTGTATCTCGTGGATTGGCAGCTTTAGAATCTGGTGGTGCTGCTACAGGTTTAGTTGGGTTGACAGAAAGCATTGAAAAAGGAACATTTATTCAAGCAGGTTCTAAATTAAATGTGGCTTTAGACAAACTTGGCGAGATGCGTCGTATTGTAGAATCATCTGCTAAAGCAATGCTTAATGACCCTAATTTATCTCCTGAACGTAAAAAACTTATTCAAGATGAATTGGATATTGTTAAGAAATCAATTCCATTTACACAAGCAGATATTGATAGAGCACGTAAAGAATCTAA